CTTTAAAAAAAGAAATACTACCACTATCAGTAGTATTTGTTTGTATTGAAACTAGCCCTGATAAAGCTGAATTACCAACTTCAATAAGACCATCGCTACCATCAGCGGCTAATCTAACAACAACATCTCCAGAGCCCTCAATATATTCAACTCTTATGTCATTAGATGTTGTGTTACCAGCCGTTGTAACTTGCTGCAAAGTAGGTGTTACACCGCCGAGACTGCCAACTGTATAAATAATACCACCTTTACTATATTTTAAAGTATCTGATTCAATAAAAATGCTATCTAATGCAGCATTAACAGCCAAACTATCCAAAAGCTCTAATGTACCATAAACAGTATTTTGCATTCTCCAATTGGTAAAACTTTCAACTGCGCTGTTTTTTATATACCTTAAAACATAGTTTTTAGCTGAATCTACAGAAGGAAATCTATTTTGTGAAAAAGCAGAAAAGCTTAAAAAAATAAATAAAACTACTAAAATATGCTTCATATTGCCAAAATTAACCGCAAAAATGCGATGTTTATAAATCAAATGTCAACCAATGGCACTATAAATAATTTAACAATTTTGCCAATTGGTAAAGTAGTATCAAAAGTAATAACACCGCTGCCATAACCATTATCTGCAATAAATTCATAAGTATCTGGAGCGTAATATTCATCACCTACAAACACCATCAATAATGTTGCATTTAATAAACTAGCTGATGAAAAACTTATATCATATAATGTACTGCTATATTCAAGTAAATAAGGCTCGTTTTCTGTATTTTTTAAATTATTTGTACTATATAGTGGACCATCTGCTGTTATTGTGACATCATATTTTGCTAATTCACCTGATGTGCCTGTATTTGTAGCTGATGTTACAATACCAATGCCGAAATAAAAATCAGATCCATACACAGCCTTTACAGCTACCTTTTTGCCTTTAATTAAATTATCATTAAAATGCAATGGGTTTGTTTTAAATTCTTCACCTACAGTAATAACACCAGCAGCTTGTATATTCCAATCATAAGCACCGTATTCTCTATTTGTAGCCCTTCCGCTGCCTTTTGTGGTTGTAATTATTTCTGTAGATGTTAGATTAAGGGTAAAACTTTCCTCACAGCCAATAGGCTCTAAATCCTTATAAGAATATAAAACAAGTTCGTTTCCGTTAAGATTTGCCATTTTTATACGTATTCAAATGTTTGATCGAATGTGCTTCCAAATAAGTTAAAACTTACGTGTTCAGATGATGCCCAAACCCCAATAATATCACCTTGTGCTAGTGTAACACCTTTTAACCTTTGAGCCGAACAATTGCCATAAACAACCATGCCATATTCTAAATAATCAGCACTAGCTGGAGATTCTGTTCTATATACCGCTATTCTTATAGTTGCATCATAACTATCTCGATTGCAAATATTTAACATTGATATTACAGCACCTTTATCCTCACCAACTGTGTAAAGTGTTGTCAATATATTTGCACTTGGCGAAGATGTGCCTAATACTCTAATCACCTCCATAAAAAAATATTTTTGCCCATTTATTAGAATTATCTGTAGTTATTTCAGTAGGTACGCCGTTTATATTACCAAAATAATATTTACCATCAGCTAAATCATGCAGTATAAAACGATCTTCCGTTTCACTTAATTCTGTGACACCAACTATTCTTATTAATTTAACTTCCTGCATTATGAATAATTGTTAAATCTTCTTCTTTTGTTTCTCCTTAATAAGCTGTTTATTACACCTAAATTGCCATATTTCCAATCTATTGGCGTTCTAGGCTCTTTTATCACTTCATCAAAATTACGGGCTTTAACATTCAAGTATTTAAAATCCTCTGTTCCTGTTTCTGTAAAATCATTATCGTTTGCGGTATTCCTTAATTCAACCATTGTGAATTCAGCAGATTCATTTCTAACATCAATATTCATAGTTGTAATCATAAATTCTTTATCTGTAATTGCTGAAAACTTAACTGTATTAAGCAAAGATAACAATCTGCTTCCCTGATAAAGGTCGTATAATCTGCCCTCAATTCTTTCAAAATTGCGATACATTGCCCTCCAATATGATCTTGCTATATATTTAGCAAAAGGAACGGCTGTATTATCGTCTGCACCTGCATATTTCCAGCTATTCACTTGGGCGTAACTATCTGTTAAAATCGCTCCCTGTGTGCTTATGTTATCAGATTTGCTTACAAATATCTCATTATCATATAAATTCTTTAATTCACTTGTTTGGCTGTTTTTATATTGATAACCATCCACTTCTAACATTTCATTATAGTAAGGACGTATTTCAACAGATAAATCCTTAAAATGAACTTCGTTATTAGCTGTTCTGCTATGTCCCCAATTTGTAAACATTATACTAAGCATACCATTCTCAGGTATTGGCTCTGATTCTATACTATATTCTTCCCAAAATCTGCGATCTTGTGCATTTTCCCATGTAGCTCCTAAATTCGGTATTCCACCTTGCCCTTGAAATCTCCATCTTCCATTTGCTTCTAAATAATAATAATCCCCATTTGATTTTGTTACTTGAACTCTTACATATTGTACGCCATTTTTAAATCCTGCATTTTTTTCCCTTGATGCAAAAGACATACTAAAAACATCATCTTTATTAACTGGATATTCTGTTGTTGTTATTGCTTTTATTTCAGATAAAAAATTCTCAGTACCTGAATAAAAAATTAAATATCTTACTAATTCAGCATTAGTATTTGGGTCAATTTCTACACCAACATAAGGCTCATATGTTACAGTAGGCAAAGCAGATGGTATAAGATCATTTTCTTCCCAATTTAATAAACTATATACTTGCCTTTGTAAATTATATGAAACTATATTTCCATCCTCTTTTTTTAACCTAGTTATAGTACCAGACAAAGGAGCGCTAAACGTACCATCCAATAAATCCCAATTACGGAAAAATATAGGCGGCATTTTAAAACTATATTTTATAACAGTTTCTTTAAATTCCCTTTCCCAGCTAGTCAAAGCATCTGCATTTATAAGCTTTGTAACCTTATCCAAACCAATATCAATGCTAAAATTTTGGTTTAAATGGTTTTCCTGATATACACCCGAAGCATTACGTCTATTGCCGTCTAAATCGTTTGCTATCCTATCATTGGTTTGTATAATATACCATGCCCCACGTGCTTGAAACAAAGTACACCCAAAAGCCTGCATAATCTTAGATAATACAGTGTAAGCATCATCAAACTCACGAGGACCTCTTAAAAATGTATGGCTTGTAATATAAGAATAGAAAAAAGCATCATTATCTAATGTTGTACGTTCAAAGCCAGCCGGGAACATATTAATAAAGCTGTAAAAATCTAATCCTAAGCCTGTTTTATCTAAGGCATAAGCAATAAATTCTTTTACCCTATATAAACCCCATAACTGATTATTAGATAAATCTGATAAATCAATGCTTTTAGCCAAACTTAACCCATCAGAAGCTGAAAGTTCAATAATTACAGGCGTATCTAAAAACTCCTCTGTAATGTAATCGTTATCCAACCACCCTACCCATTCAACCGTATTATTTACGTAAATCTTTACTTTGTATTGCGTATCTGATGTAATCAAAAAATCTGTTGTATCTACATTTGTAGAAAGCACCCTAATTCTTACTTTGCTTTCCCTTATGCCAGTCATTTTATCAAATTCACCATTAGGGTATCTTATTTCCAATGGTGAAGTGCCTGCCGCTGTAAGATTAGTAACACTTCCAGCAAAGTTATCTTCCTCAATATCAATTTTTATTGATCTACCCTTTACAGTATCAAATTCAATCCTATATTTAGCTGCATATGCCATTATCCACCTCTATTTAATAAAAATGAAAAAGTATCGCCTCTAATAACACCTTGTTGAGCAACATCAACTACCGCACCGCCTGCACCCGGAACTATAGCATTTGCAATTGCTCTTACAACAGTCATCTGTATTACTAACTTTACTAAATCCAAAGCTAATCTTTTTATTGAATCTCCCAAAGCCTTAAATACATCTTGACCTTCTACTAAAGCATTAAACACGCTATCAAAAGCATTTGTCAAACCGCCTTCTATAGCAGATCTTAACGATTCAAAAACCTCTCTTTGTTGCTGCAATGCTTGAAATTGCTCTATAAGTCCATTTAATTGTGCTCCTAAAACTTGTATTCCTAAATCTTTATCAGTCCATCCCTTAGACCTTAAATCTTGTATTGTGTTTCCAATAAGATCAATTTTGCTTTTAAGTATATCTAAGCTGCCACGTGTTTTATTAAAATCAAGCTTCTGTACTTGTAAACTATATTTATCCCAAATTCGCCTTATTTCCTCTTGCCTTTTTCTTATTTCTCTTAAACCAACCTCTGCTTTTAAGTTGTTTAATGTATTTTGTAATTCTTGATATTGAGTTGTGTTATCTTGCCCTTCTTTTTTTAGCTTAATTAAAGCGTCAATAGTTAAGTTAATCCTAGCATTTAACTGATCCTGATCTGTAATTTCTTCTTTAATGTCAAGTTCCTTAAATGCTAATTTGTAGCTTTCAATAAACTTATTTAATTCCTGTAGCTTTTGAGCTGATAAATATTTATCAAATTCTTTTCCAAAATCTACAAAATTTGCACTAACTGTTTTCCATGCGTCAGATGATTCTTTTACGCCTGCTAAATATAAAGTTCTTAAAGTTTCACCAGCTAATTCTAATCTAGCCTTTGTCCCATCTATGCCACGATTTTGCTCATCCCAATTAATAGATTTTAATTGCTCATTATATTTTTTTAATATATCAACAATTTCATTTTGATCTTTTTTAGTTTTAGCATTAGAATTTCTTTGATTTTTTGCACTATTGTTAAATGTAACAGATTGATTATTAACTAAATCATTTATTTCTTTCCATAGTTCAGATTGTTCTCTTACAGCTGAATTATATTGAAAAACACCTGTAGCGCTTAATGCTTTTCTTTGTTCATTAGTTAAATTTCTTAAAGAAGCTGATATTTGCTGATTTTGTCTTTGAGCATCTGCTAATGCCTGTCCTGTTAATCCCCTTGTATTTATTAAAGATAAACCTGATACTTCAGCATCTCTTCCTAATTTAACTATTGTAGATTGTGCTTGAGCTAATCTTTTAACTAACGGATCTAAATCCTGCTCTAATTGCTTTACTGCTAAAGATTTAACTAAATTATCAATATATGCATTATATGCTTTTTGTAAATCTTCTATAGTGCTTTTCTCGGCAGATAAATTACCAAAATATTTATCACTAACTGTATTTAATTGTGATAATATTTCTTTTCTGTCATTTAATGTATTTTGGCTATTTTCATAAGATTTAGCCAATAATAAAACTTCTGTATATTGAGATGAAAAACTACTAGTTAAACTATCTTGTTTCTCTTTAGCTTCTTTTGTACTTTGACCCCACCTACTTAATCCTAATTGAGCAAATTGTAAAGCAGATGTAACTAATGAAATTCCTAGTATTAAACCGCCACCGCCTGCAAGTGATGATGCCAATGCAGACAAAGCAGCCTTTCCGCTCCCTGTTTCTTTACGTAAACTTACAAATGATTGTACAAGCGGATCTATGTTATTTGCGATACCTATAAGTCCAAAAGGTGCATCTGAAGCTACACGGCTAAAATTTGTTAAGGCAGCAGAAGCCTGTGAAGTCCCCTTTGTTAATTGATTCATTCCGGCTGTACCTACATTTGCAGCCGTTTGTGTAGTCTTATTTAAAGAGGTATTTAATGTATTTAAAGAAGTTACCGCAGACTGTACATCAGCACCTATTTTAATTTGTAAGCCTTCCGTTGCCATTTTCTTTAATCCGTTTTAATTTATCCATCAATCTTTTTTCCCGGCTGTTTTCTTCTATATTATCATCCGGTAATGGCCAATAGGTTTTATAAAATTGACCCATATTTATCGGTTTACTTAGGTGCGGAGCTAACATAAAATAAGCTTGCCTTCTAGCAATTTCGTGATGATCTATGAGCCTTTTATTATACCCTTCTATAAACTGATAAAAGTCATTTGGCTTCATCCACATATACTCGTCAGGTTTTAACCCTGCTGCATATGCTGTTACTCTTGTGTTATGCCAATCAGTTTCTTTTTTTTTACCTCATCCATCTGCTCTACAGCATCTTTAACATCTTGAGCCTTTTTCTTTATAGCTTGGCAATTGTTGAAATCCTCAATAACTTTTACAAGTTCATCAACATCATCTTTGCTCATCATTTTGCTTTCCACATAATCATAAATCTCCTCAAATGTTACAGGGTAAGGAAGTTGCTTAACCTCGTAATAATTGATCATTCCTGCATAAATGATTTTAGCCATTTGTAAAGAGCTATAATAAGAAAGGCCGCTATTTTTATCGGCCTCTCCTAAGAATATCTCTACTGAAAGCATCCCAAAACGGAGGCTTACTTCTTTATTGTTTATATTCATATTATGGTGTTATGTCTACTGTTCCTGTTAATTGGAAAGATGCTGTAAAAGTAACCGCACCTTCTGCAGGTGAAGTAATACCAAATTCAGTTATATAACCAGAACCTTGAATATAAAAATTAGAACCACTATCTTCCGGATCTTCATATTTTATATCAAGTAATGTATTACCTTGAAACCATGAAAGCAGATTTTCAACGCTAACCTGACCAGCAGATGGAGTAGTTTCTGCAACACCCTCTACTGAAAAGGTTACTGTTGGTGCAGATACACTTGTAATAGTGTTACATTTTGTAACCGCTGTAGTAACAGATGCAGAACCGGAAAGACTTGATGTAGTTTCACAAACTACATTCAAATAAGATCCAGATCCGTACTCTCTAATTTGTAAACTAACTGATGTTCCCTGAATTTGTGCCATTTTATTTTTCTATTATTAATTGAGTAAATCTTGTTAACCTTCTAACTATCTTTTTAGTGCCTGTATCAATTATCGGGATGTGTTGACTTGCTGCTTTTCTTACATCTACAATCTGAAAATCTGCATTACCCAATAATGATGTATTGCCTATCGAAGGTATAATCACATTCAAAATTTTTGTAGTAATGCTGTCAACTATTGTTTTTACTAAGTCAACCCTAAAATTATTTTGACTAACCACATCTATCAACACCTCCACGTCATTCATAAATTTACCTTTATTTGGTAAATCTGCATCTGTAATGGTTGATATTAAAATGTAATAATCTCCACCTGTTTCGTCCGCTTCTTCATCATAAACAGGTATAGTTGAGCCATTGTAAGTAATTGCCCCATTTAATGCCGTAAAATATGCGTCTTTAATAAACTTAATCGGATCTTTCATATGTCATATATTACTTTTTTAACTCTATCTATTAATTCACGTCTTTTTTTAAGGTAAGGATCGAAAAAGTACGGTCTAGGCTCAGATCCATTTTTAATCTTATTTAAAGCCGCTATAAATGCAAGTTTTTCATTATATCCTTTTCTTTTTAGCCATTCCCTCATTTTTATCACAAATTCGGCAAATGTGCCTCTTTTTTCACCTCTAAATGTTGCGGCATAAGCTGAAACCTCACTAGGCACTTTTACTTTTGCACCTGTTCCGAACTCTATAAATGGAGCATAATAAACATTACTAATTAACTCCACACCATCTGGATTAAGCACGGCTTTTGTATTCTGCTGCAATGCGCCTAAATCCTGTATTTTCTGTTGGCTAATATTTGCTAATTGTGCGGCATTTACTTCATTCCCCCATGCCTGTATTTCACCTACAACCTCTTCTTGTACATCTTTTGGAAGCTCTTTTATACGTGCTTTAAGCTTATCCAAACCTTCTACTTTAAAAGTAAATTGAGCCATTACGCTATATCTTGTGAGGTTGCCACAATTCGCCAATATTTACCTTCCGGGTTATTCTGCAATTGACTAGCAAATTTATTCTCTGCCCTTACCCTATCCACACGCTCAATGCTTTGAATCGAATAAAACCTATTGCTATATTCAACCATACACCTAATATCAATAAGCAAAGCAGAATCATAACGGATTAAAAACTCATAAGATGTTTTGTAATTAGCTTTCCCGGCATCAAATCCCCTAGATTGGCTAATTGTATTTATTTGCGCCCAAACATTGGCAAGTTCATCGGATGTTACATCTGGACCATCCACACCAATAGACTGCCCTACAACTACAATCTTTACCTTTCTCGCAACACCTATACCCATGTCAAAACCTTTAAAGTTTTAGCATTACTCATTAACTCTACAGGCATTTCATCCGTATCATCTCCTCTATTTTCGTACATCCACAATAAAACACGTTTTAGATCGGTTTTAAGCCCTGAATCTGCATTTGCAGCAGTTGTATATGTTATTTCATAAGTTGCCGGGAAATGTGGTCTAAATTGCTTGTCATTATATCCTATAACCTGATATTCATCACCATCTAATAAATCCCAATCATTAACGCCACTATCTGTAATTTGACCTTTTAAATATTTAACCGCACTAATATTTGAAATAGGAGCATAAGGAAAAAGGAAAGCATGCTCTAAATATCCTGTTAATACTATGCTTTTTGACACTAATGATCGTAATGTATATGCCTCGATACGCTTTCTAGCAACGGTAATAAGATCGGTTATAATAGCATCATCATCTTCTGTAGTAACCCTTAGCCAATCTTTTGCGGTTTCAAGAGTTATAGGCTCTGAGCCATCCGTAACCTTTATTTCGTAAATATTATTCATTTTAGTAAAATTAAAATATAGTTGACTTTAAAATATTCAATTTGTCAACCAAAGAAATTACATTTGCATATCATTAGTTTGGTTTTAAGTTTACAAATTTCCCCGCCTGTCTTTACAGGTGGGTTTTTTATTTACAAATAAATTCTTCTAATTCTTTCCATTTTGGAAAATGCTCTTTTGCTCTTTTCAACCCTTTATTTGACCATTTTTTATAATATGCTTCATCATTCATTAATTTATTAATCTCATTAATCCATTTTTGCGTTTCTTTTCTGTTTATGCAAATGCCTGCATCAGCTACATTTTCAAGTAATCCGGGTGTTGGATTATATATTACAGGTATACCGTTTAGCATGCCTTCACCGGCTACCATACCCCAGCTTTCATAATGGCTAGGTACTAACAAAATCTTTGTCTTTTTATATACTTCCCTGATATCTGGTGTATTTGGTATTATTTTAACATTTGGCAAGTTTTCAATATGCTGATTATCATAACTACCTTTTACTCCTAAAAATTTATATTGTGGTAATTTTTTAGCCAAACTGTAAAAATACTTACTACCCTTATTTTGATTCAGATTTATTAAAGTGATATATTCCCTTTCATTATCATCTGTTTTTACCCATTCATCAATGGGAGGAGGAAAAACTATGCTATCCCATTTATAATTTAATGATTTTTTGCACCATTCTGAATTATAGATAACTTTTAAAGGTATTGGTGAATCTATTACCGATGGGTAAGGAGTATCATTATGTACTATGTGAATAAATGGCTTATTATATTTTTCACAAGCATGAGTAGTCCATTTATTGTAATCTAAATGAGAAACTACTACATCTGCCCAATTAAATAACTTATCTATAATGTATTCATCAGGAGGAAATACATCAACACCCTCATAATTATACATTTCAGTTATTTTATATTGATTTGCTTGATGTAGCAAAATCTTTATTTCGTGACCTTTGCTTACAAGATGTCTGTTTATATTCCTTACCATAGCTTCAGCACCGCTGCCATGTCTTGGGAAATACAAATGAATGCTAAATAAAATTTTCATATTACTATCCAATTTTGATGATAAATATCTTTTGGTGAAATGTCAACATGAGACCCAAACCATTTAGATGGTGCAATAACCTTTTTATCTGGATGATCTGCTAATATAGCTGCCATTGCTGAAAAGCTACTATTTGCAATAATAAAATGCTTACACCGCTTCATTAATCTAAAATCATCTATGTAATTACCAGATAAATATAAAGCCTCAATCCCTAACCTTTCTTTTGCAAATTCTATATCATCTGAAAAAACGATATATTTAGTATTTTCTGGCATAAGCTTAATAGCTTCCTGATAATATTCTTTTGAGCATCTAGGATGGTAAGCATTGGGATCGTCAATATAATCACCCGCCCTTACATGAATAGCGCAAAACTCATTCTGATATGGCTCATTAATCATTGTAAAATAATGTCTTATTTCATCTATGCAATGCTGAAAAAATTTAGGGCTTTGTAGATGTGCATCTATATTCCAATCACCATTTGCCAAATCAATATCTCTATAACCCCAAAAATAACCGTAAGTATTCCAATGTCTGCCATCAGGTATAACAGGCAATTTATTGACAAAAAACCTCTCCATTGTATCAGCAAAACCGCCAAACAAAGCATTATCATGATTAACCCATTTAGGAAAAGCAAAGTCTATATTATTACGTTTTGCAATACCTATAACTCCGGCAATAGTCCAAAGCTGATTTCCAAACCTACCTAATCCACCATTACCTATGCTTAAACTTGTTACCATTCGTTATTACGTTTTCTGTGATGATGAAATATTACAGGGTAATGATCATCTTTAAATTGTGGATGTTTGTCGTAAATAAACTGCCCTCCATTATAATGTGCTGGCCACCAATGTAATTTTATTCCGTATTTATATGCCAAACACGTTAATATAGCTTGATCGTGCCTATGTTCTTGAAAATCTAAATAATTATCTACATTGCTTTCGCTATCATCTATAAATCCTGGCATTTGACACAATTTAAGCCATTCCCTAACAAACAATCTTGCCGCTAATGTGTTTCTTATAATAATAACAGATGCTTGCACTTGCCTTGAATCTTCATGATAATTAAACATCCAATCAGGTATAATAAAATCCATTACATTCATTTTACACCAATCTAAATGCCTGTAGTTATTTCCAAACAGCCAAACATCTGAATCCATAGGCTCTATTATCAACTGTATTGTATTTACAAACTCTACCCCAGCATCACTATAAACTAATATATCATTCTCAGGTAATTCACTTAATTTTTTTTCTATAATATACGGTTTCCATAACCAATACCCTGCACCTCTTTCTTTGCTTAAAATATCATTATTCATGCGTTTAAATTCATCAGAATAGCACGATTTATTGTACATTATAGATATGTCAGCACCATTATTTAATGCACTATTGCGGCATAATATAGCACTTTTTGACATATTCTCATCACTAAATGTAACATGGGTAATATTCATATTAATTTGCTTTGTGTATGCAATATTCCGTAATCGGTATCTGTCTGCCACAAATCAGAATAGCCGGGTCTTTGTGTAGTTACAAATGGTTTGCAGATATAAACGTTTAAATTAGGTTGTATTTCACGTAAAAGAAAATCATCATAAATACCGCTTTTATAAGGATCATATCTTTCTAATATATATTTTGCCGCCTTAGGTGTATAAATTACAGAATGTGTAGTATGTGTATGCTTACAACGCCACCAATGATCTTCTACGTGTTTTAATGAATCTAATACATGTCCGCTTAAATAAAGTATATCCCATCCCTGAGGTGCAGTATTTATAATATGTTTCAACATATTATTTACAAATAAAACATCATCCTCAAAAACTATTGTATTTTCTGTAATGCTTTGCAATATAGCTTGTTGAGATAAATTAAAAGACAAAAACCGATCTTCATGATCAATGGCTAAAAATCTTTCAACTTCTATATCTTGTTCTTTGAACTGCTTTTGTGCTGATTCCCACCTATCATTTCGGCTTGCAAGGCTAAGGCAAATTGCTTTCATAATTCAAATATACAAAAAGCCCCCCAAAAATGGAGGGCTGTAATTGTAAACCAACATTAAACAAAAACGAATGATTAAGTACCGCTTGTACCGTAAACAGCAGCAGTTGGCTGGAAACTGAGAAGCTCAATTCTAGCTTCAGCACGATAGGTAATAAGATTCTTTTGGAAATCTGTATCATCAAACTCTGTGCTGCGAACGCTAAGAGCAGAAGCCTGTGCAATACCGAATGCTTCAGTATTAATAACATAGAAGCGAGAAGGTGTTACCTGAGAATGAGGCACTACAGGAATACCTACAATGCGAGTTTCACCGTTTGCTCCGATAGTAACACCACCAGGTACGCTGTAATCAGAAGGCTTAGTTTTCATCAAGTTTGCCCATGAAGCATGAGTAGTCAGGATAATGTTAGGCATACCCAAACCAAGTGCCATATGCTGTGCAACACCATCGATCATCTTTTCAGCGTTAACTGTAGCAGAAGAAGAAAGAGCAGTTGAGCCGGAAGCGATAGTATTCAGGAAGCGAGTGTTAACCGCTCTGTTCCAATCTTCAACAAGCGACTGAGAAAGGTAAGCTTGTAAGAAAGGAAGATCCTGCAGCATTTGGCGGCTAACCTTAGCAAAACCAGCGATGAAAGGAACGGCAACGTTTACCATTGTTACATCATAATCAACTTGTGCTTTTGCTAAACCTTCAGTCTGCACACCAAAAGAACCTTCACCTACAGCAGCATTTCCACGAGGGAAAGTTACATTACCTGTAGCGGTAGGGATGATGCGGAAAACATCATAAAGATGTGGGTTATAGAAAGAACGGAGCAGATTTGAAGGAACATAGCTGATCTGTGAAGTTCCGGTCAAATTATTGCCGAGTGTCATGTCACCAACAACCTTAGTAGCTGTGAAGCCAGTCTCAGATTTGATCTTGTCAAAGTTTTCAGCAACAATATCCATAATTGCAGCTTTAAACTTGTCAGAATTTGACCAATCCTTTTTAGCTTCACTTTCAATACCTGATTTCAAACGATTAGCAGAAGCTGACATTTCTTTTACTTTGCTAGCCAGTTCGCCAATTGTTTCGTTTTTCTTTTGTGCATCCTCATTAAGTTGAGCGATGTCAGCAGCCAGCTTTGCATCTACTGACTTAATTTCTGATTTGATACCATCCACAAGTGGATTTAAGGCATCTAAAATTTCATTTGCCATTTTGTGTTATTTGTAAAATTTTAATAATTGTATGTCTATTGCAGATTTCAGATCGTTTAAACTGGGTGCAGTTTCCTGCGGCTCAATTTCTTTCTGTGCAGTTTCCTGCGGCATAAATAGATTAGAAACCTCTTGCAATTCGTTTATCAGTAAAGATTCGTTTTCACCGCTATATTTACCTTCTTTCAGCTTTTTTATAACCCATGCCATATAATCAAAAGCTGTTTCTTTTTTTTGCTCCAAAAGGGATTTAACTACCTCAAAAGTAGGTGTGTTAGGATTTGCACCCCACAAAACAGCCGATCCTTCCCACAAAGCAACCTGTGTAATTACATTGTGATTACTACCTTTTGTTTGGTTTAATGTAGTAAAACCGACACTATGCTGGGTAATATCACCACGCTCATAAAGAGGCCATGCAACCTCTTTCCACAAGAACATATCCCGGTAGCTGTTTTCACCAACGATATATTTGCCTTCCTTATATAGCTTTTGAAACTTACCTAATGAAGATTCAAGTTTACGTTCATGGTTGACTAAATGCCAAATCTCATTTGACCCATTAGGACCACGTTCTGCAATCGTTTTATCAAATGCAGACTTTTCAAATACATCTCCATCTCTATCTACTGTTTCCATTTCAGCAATGGCTACTTTTACGCTGCGTTTTGACGTATCTACATCAAGAGCTTTTAAATCGTAAACCTTATGCTGAATAGTATTCATTACTTTTTTATTTTGCCAATACGAAACGCAAACCGCATACCTCTGATCGTTTTCTCCAAATTCACCAACCATTTCACTATCACCCATGCAACGTTCTAAAAACTGATCTCTATTTTCGTTTGCTGTAGGACTTGGCATATTAACAAAATTGAATTACTATATTGTAATTTTTATCTAAATGTGTCAACTATATTATTTTTTCTTATTAATCTACCGTTTGCATCTCTTTTATTTGTAATGGCAAATGTGCAACGACATCTGATTACATCTACAGCTTGCGCTTGTGGATCATGTGGATGATCTAATTCTGTTCCCGATCTGCGATCTACAAACTTATCATTAAAATCTACTGTTTGCCCATCTAAATGCCAATGATCTGATTTATCCTTTTGACCATTAAAAGGATTTCCCCTCGTTCTATTATCTTTTGCCGCTACCCATATCTTTTGCTTTTTGAATGGTGATTTGTCCGCACCAACAAATGTGCCTGCATGAATGGCACGCCCAACCTCTGTACGTGCAATCATATCAGCTCTGTTTCTATTCAGTCCGGGTACGTTTTCGCTAATATATTGAGCATAATCAAAATAACCCCACCCCTCACGATTGCCACGCTCTAATATATCAAACATCATTGTACGGCTAGTCTTTACAATTTGAAGTACACCATTATTGTAAAAATTAGTGCCTAAATAATCCATTATCAATTGAATCCACTCTTCACTTGTACCGAATTGCTTTTCTTTGCGTAAACTATCATAATTCTGCCTTGCATACCTTACACCAATTTCACTAATTAAAGCAGCCATTGCAGCACTTATACCATCGCTAAAAAGCAGATTGTTGATATATCTCCTTGCATGCTGTTCGCTATTGCGTAATGCATCTTGAAAGCCTTGCATATCAGACTGCAAAGCATTGTAAAACCTCTTTTGATACTTTGTAATGTATTTAACGGCTTTATTTCTTTCCCGGTTCCAGTATATTCTCCGTTGTCTTGCCGTCATATTTTGAGATAAAATTAATCAGTTCCTTTGTGAAATGACCACGTTTTATAATCAATTTACCATATTCGTTTATGCACTTCTTTTCTTTTTCAGTTTCCGGATATTTACGCTTTGCAATGCTTTCACAATACTTTTTAATTTCTATTGTTTGTAACATTGTGTTGTATAGACTTGTAAAAATTTATTGCTTGAATATTAATAAGTGCTTTGAAAATACAAACGTTTACAAACTGCCACCCATAATCTTTAAGCCATATAATCGTTGTATTTTGAGCCGTTGTCATTGCTTATATCTTCATTTGGTACATCTACATCTTCAATAAGTCCGTAATTACCCGTTATCAAATATTTTTCATGCATTGGCTGTGTGGTAGGCTCAAAGCCTAACAATTGCCTGTATTCGTTGCCGCTTATAGTACCTCTATCAAACATGCCATTATAAACAGTTGACATTTTGCTGTAATCATCTTGCAATTCAGGAATAGCAGAAAAATCAAAATCTAAGTATTCACGGCTCTTAAACGATGTCACCAAACCTCTGTTAAGTTCATCCCTTAAGCTGTTGCACATAGGCATAATAAGATCAGTAACAAACTTCTTTTGAGCCCATTCTTTGTTAGAATAAGACTGACCCGGCACTAAAATATCAGGATCTACACCTAATGCCATTGCGATACGCTCCATTGTTTTATCTTGGCTATCCAATAGCTGCATATCTACAGAATCCTTACCTATATCCAAATAATCCCACTTGCCTTGCAATGTAGCTACAGCCGCCTTCATGGCTGTATTGTTAATCTTATTATCAATTACAGATTTTAGCTGCCCAGCTTGCTCAGGTGTTAGGTTATCTAATGTTTCGTTTGTTAATACACCTTTTGCGCCTCCATTTTGAAACATTGCTACTGCCGCCTCCATTGCATCGTTATCTTGTTGCAATCTTCTTTTGAGAGGTATAAACGGATTAAAGCCACGCAAATGGCTTCTATCAATAGGATCGAATGTAGGGTTAAATGTTTTCCAATGTATAATATCTGTTTTGGCTATAGGTATAAATTTTCCGTTTATCTCTAACAAATAACCTGTAACACCATATAAATCAGTAGGATCTGGTACTAATTCAACCTTTGAAGGTGGCAAAACATACATCTCCAATACTTCGCCGTTTTCAATGCCGCCTCTGTTAAGCCATATAAAGGATTCGCCAAACAAAACATAAAAACTAAATATACCTTCATAAAATGAATCAGCACCCTGTGAAGGGTTAGGGTTATTTATAAGCTGTGATAATGCGCTATTGCTTACAACCTCATCTAATGCCTTTATGCGATCTAATTGATACCGTTGCACGTTATTAACAGGGCTGTGTTTATAACGCTTTAATGATGTTTGATTTTTAGGCAAATAAGAGTAAAGAGGCACATTTGCCGCCTTTTTAGCTATCTTTTTAACAACTGTATAAACACTATCATTTTCGCTGTAAGCGTTTATATCTTTATCCCATTTTAGGTAAGTAGCTTGTGTGCCTACATAAACGCCCGGGAATGACATTGCCTTCTTTTGTATCTTTTCAATGCCTAAAAGTTTAGATATCCAACTCATTTAGAATGCTACCCATGAGGGTGATTTAGTTGTTAATTTAGTAAAGATTGCATATCGCATGGCATCCAATAAGTGGTCATTTTCTTTTACTGGAGCTTCATCTGCTGCTATATTGCCATCTTTATCTGTTTTCCATTTGTACGATTGCAGCTCTGCTTTCAGGTTGCTGCTATTATGTACAATATGCAAAGGATATGATTTAACCTTCATAATGCCTGCCCATACATCTTTATCTGCTGGCTTGCAATTAAAACCATTTCGGCTTAATTCTTCAATAGTTTTCGGCTCGGCTGCATCACAAAAGATTTCATCACTCCTCGTCAAATTTAGTTCCTTTAATTTGTTTACAAGGTCTGTAATTGTCAACTTAGGTTGGTATAGTAATTCTTGTACATAGTTATTACCCTCATAATGTTCTATTTTTACAAGTGCTGTAGGTACTGTATAACCAAAATCTAAGCCGTAAAATATTTGTCCTTTGTTTGGTAATTGACTAACTATTTTCCAATTAGTGTATATTAGTTCTTTTGATGCTCCCCTTTCACCTAATCCATAAACCTTCCACATGAAATCATCTGGTAGGTCTTTGTAGCTTTCAATGTAGTCTATTTGCTGTTGTGATAGGTTGTAAATGTTGTCTTTGTATGTTGAATGTATCTTTTTGTTTTTCGGGTTGTCGGCTATATCGTAAACCCATGAGTTAAATTCAGCAGGGTTCCAGTCCATAAAGATAGTACCAGTAGTCCGCATGGCTAACTGATCGAATAGTATTTTACTTATTAGGTTAGCTTCATTTATGAAAAGTATATCACGCCCGGGGCCTCGTGCCTTACCTTCATCTTCAAGTCCGAAAAGTTCGATATAAGAGCCGTTTGGAAAGTTATAAACGAAATCAGTCCATCTCATCCAATCTTCGTACCAGTTGTCTGTATCTCTTAAAACACTTTGTAAATCCCTAAATGCACCTCTTTTAATATGAGGCAAAGAATGGCTAACTATTGAAATTCTTTTGTTTGGCTGTGTTGTGGCAATGCTAACAAGTATTTGAATAGTAGAATATGATTTTCCTGATCTACTACCTCCCTCATTACATATTATCTGATGACCTTTTTCATAGGCATCATATGTTTCCCATATTACTTTGCTAGGTACTGCCATTTGGTGTAATAAGTACTTGTTTCATTTCGGGTAGATTAATATCTGCTTTTACATCGCTTTTATTTGTTATTAGCTTACTGAATTCTTCATCATCTGCCATAAGTTTAAAAGCAGCTATCTGCAAAGCAGGGGCGGCATCTTCTCGCTGCCAGTTCTTTTTCATTCTGCTTTTGGCCGATACCTTTTGTTTTGCTATAGCCTCTTTTATATCATCCATTTTGTCCAAACCCCAATTGTAAAGTGATGATCTACATGGCTTTACATATAAACACATTTCATCAAATGTTGTGCATTTATGCTCTTCAATAGCTTTTAGGCATTTTTGTAGTATTTCATCTATATCATAAGGCATTATATAAGCTTTTTCTTTAACACTTTAATTTCTTCTATAAAATCAAACTTTTTTCTGCGAAAATACATTCTTCTAATAACTTGGTAAATAGTCTTTTTGTAGCTATAACAAGTTAGTGTATCTCTTATTACTGATCTAGGTACATTTATTTCGTTAAAGGCATACCAAATGTAAAGATACCTAGCTTTATCATAATTTTTTGCTTTAAGCTCACATTTTCGGAAGTCAGGTGCATCATATTCTGCTTCTAAAATAGATGCAATTCTATCAAGTTGCAGTAATATATGATTTTCCATTTAAACATAAAAATAAAATAAAATAATAAAAAAAAATTTGGAATTGTGTAAAAGCTGTGTATATTTGCTATGTCATTACGAATTATTGTAAACTTAAAAACTAAGCAGTATGCTACTTTGGATTATCGGAGGTCTTGTTTTCCTATACTTTTATTTAGACAGCTTTAAATTTTACGTTGCAAGACCATTTTACAAAGGTCGCCACCTTCGCAACCACAAACAAAAGCAAGCCATTCGTAAATCTAAAAACCTCACACCATGCAAATAAGTATGTACGTAAACATTGAGGATATTAATCATATTAAGTCGATATGCTTTAAAGATGCTGAATGCAGCGAAGAATCAGATTATTGCAGGCTGATAGCTATTCATCCCGAAAATGCTTTCAGCAGCAGAAAAGTAGAAATTGAGATTAAGAATGTGGATATGTTTTGCAGCGATCTATTTTGGGCAGGTATTCGCATCGGTGCAAAGAGGCAGCCATTATATAAAAACGAAACCGTAAACTTTTAAACCATAAACACATGAAAGAGTTATTATCAATTCAGGCCGAACTCAAAGCGCCTAAGAATCAGTTTAACGCATTCGGTAAGTATAAGTACCGGAATGCAGAGGATATTCTAGAAGCTGTTAAGCCGTTATTGTTGAAATACAATTGCACGTTAACGCTTAGCGATGAAATTAAAGAAACTTGCGGAGGTCTTGTTTATGTCGAATCGACTGCAATATTTAGACATTTTGAAGAAGATTACATTGATGTAAAAGCACAAGCTGGTATTGACGTAAACCGCAAAGGGATGGATATAGCGCAGAGTTTTGGTAGCTCCTCCAGTTATTCTCGGAAATATGCTTTGCAAGGATTGTTTTTGTTAGATGACAGCCGAGATCCAGACGCTACAAACACACACGGTAAAGAGCAACCTACAAGGGAAGAGAAAGACGCTTTGATTAGGCAAACTGAAAAGCTACCTGAAGAAAGAAGGGCAAAGGCTATTGCTGCCATAAACAAAGCAGAAACTAAGGACGAATTTATTAAACTTGAAACCGCACTTAAACAAATAAAACCTTAAACAATGGAAACAAAAAAAACAGCAGTCGATATGTTTTGGCTCAAGTTATTAGAAATTGACCATAACATAGCAAAACAAATGTTAGCCGCTTACATGGAATGCAAAGCCGTTGAAAGCATACAGATTACAAATGCTTTGATATTCGGTAGGGATAACCTTAAGAATCATATATCCGGGTCGCAATACTATGTAAATACATACGGCGACGGATCGAAAGACATTAATTCAAAACAAACCCCCAAAGTGATATATGAAAACAATAGTAATTCTTAAGGATCGAGCCGAATATATCGTAAAGGAACTCGGCGACAAATGCAAGTATATTGAGGAAGCTGGCTTTCTTGATATTGAAATAGATAATAACGATATTTCAACATTGACCAGTTTATTTCATGCCGGTATTGAATACGGTTTTGATAGAGCTAATCAAAATATCGAACAGCTATTAAACAAGAAACTCGGAGTATTTAACTATTAACCAATAAAATCAAATCAAATGTCAAATTACGACAACACTAACAAAGGGATCGGTTTTATCCAAAAAAACAAAACCAACGAAAAAGCACCTGATCTTAAAGGTAAAATAAATTGGAAAGGTGTTGAAATTGAGATAGCTGGATGGTTACGTGAAGGCAAAACAGGTGAGTTTTATTCTTTCACTTTATCAGAGCCTTACCAAAAGTCAACCCTTACCGATCTTCCTAAGCAAACAACATACAATAAACCAAAAGACACAGGCGACCTGACATTTTAACCATGACCGCAAAAGAAGCATTAAAAGAGATAAAAGATTACTTTAACCTCGATCTGCTTCCTTATTCAGAGCAAAGGCTGCTTTCAATACTGCAAATGCTCGATAAAACAAAGACCATTACAAAGATTAAAAAGGTCTATGTTCATAATGAAAAGGAAGCGGAGCATGATGAAAAAAGGTTAGATCTGATTGAGGAAGCGCAAAGGATCGCTGACATGTACGGAACTACTTTACAGGAAATGAAAGGCAAAAGAAAGTTTCACAATATTGTAGCCGCACGTGCGCACTTTTGCAGATATGCCAGACTGCATTCAGATATAAGCCTTAGCCAGTTAGGTAGGTTTTTAAAAAGAGATCACACAACGGTAATGCATCTGGTATATTCAACAAAGCAAAAATGTATTATTTCACCATTACCACGTAAAATTAAAAATTTATGATTCACATTATCATTTTACTTGTATGCTTAGGTGTTGGCTTCCTATGGGTAAGCGGCATTGATGCCATGCATGAAGATCATTCAGATTACAAAGGAAACGATTTTTATGAAGAAGATTACTGAAAAGGAAGTACACACAGCCGTTTGCAAGTACCTTGACGCTCAATATCCTGACGTTATCTACCTATCTGATCCGTCTGGTATGAGGGTAACGGTAGGTCTGCAAATGGAGCTGAAGCGCAAAAGGTGCAAAAGGTATAAAATACCTGATCTGATTATCCTGCATCCTAATAAGCAATACAAAGGACTTGTTATAGAGATTAAGACAGATTTTTCAAAAGTTGTAACAAAGTCAGGGGATTTGCGAAAAGATCCACACGTACAGGAACAGCTTAGGACATTGGAACGGTTGCAAAAGTTAGGATATGCAGGTGTATTCGGATGCGGATTCGATCACATAAAAAGCCTTTTGGATGAATATTTTAAACCATAAAAACAAATAACATGACACGAACACAAGCACTCGCAAAGCACCTGTTAGCAGGTAAGCCTGTAAGCATTAAAACAGCTTACAAAGACTTCGGAATTAGTAACATAAGCCGTGAAGTTGCAAGGTTAATTGAACGGCCTTTTGGAGTAACCCTCACCCGTACAAAGAAGGAAGGGAAAACAAAATACGGATCGTATTGCAGTTGGTTAGAATACAGCCTTATGCCTAGCAAAATCAATGCATCAGGTATAAAAAAGTTAAAAAAATTATCCCTAGAAAGCCAAAAAAAACAGAAAGTTTCGTAATTTAGCAACTGATGAGTAACGGCATCATTAATAACTTTTTAGCCCAGATGGAATGGTCGCGCCCGTTACCGCACTATTCCTGAAGGGCTTTTTTATTTTTATGACCAGAAAAGCATTTAATTTTTACAGGTCTTATTATGATGTTTTTTTAATGTTAGAATCTGACACAGACAAAGTTCAATTCATAACAGCTTTGTTGAAAAAGCAATTTGAAAACATAGAAACAGACAATTTATCACCTATGGCTATGTTTGCTTACAAATCACAGGAGCATAATATAAACTCACAAATAGAAGGTTTTTTGAGTAAAAATAAAGGGGGTAGGCAAGGGGGTTCGGTAGGGGGTTCGGTAGGGGCTAGGCAAGGGGCTAGGCAAGGGGCTAGGCAAGGGGCTAGGCAAGGGGCTTCGGTACAAGAGAAAGAGAAAGGAGAAGAGAAAGAGAAAGGAGAAGAGAAAGAGAAAGGAGAAGAAAAAGTA